AAAGCAGACGGCGGATTACAGTGCTATTACTACGTGGGGTGTTTTTTTCCCAAACGAGTCAGGGACCCCTAACCTCATATTATTAGATTCTGTAAAGGGCCGATGGGATTTTCCAGAATTAAAAGCCAAAGCGTATGAGCTGTATCGGTTCTGGGAGCCAGAAACGGTTATTATCGAGGCAAAGGCAAGCGGAACGCCGTTAACGCATGAATTACAGAGCATGGGTATACCTGTGGTAAACTTTACGCCTTCTAGGGGTAATGATAAAGTATCGCGTGTACACAGTGTCGCTCCGTTGTTTGAAAGTGGAATGATCTGGGCACCCGACGAGACTTGGGCGGAAGAGCTGATAGAAGAGTGCGCTGCGTTCCCTAACGGGGAGTACGACGATTTGGTAGATAGCACCACACAGGCATTGATGCGGTACCGGCAGGGTAACTTTGTACAGTTACCTTCTGATGATTGGGAAACCCCCGAACCCACACAAATTCAGTATTACGGCTAAATACTATGAAGCTAAATAAATTTTTAAAAAATAAAATTAACTATCAGTATATGCCTGATATGACCGATAGCGAGTTAGCTAACGCGGATTTTGACGAGGATGGCATACCAAGTGGGGGAATAGCTTCGACAGGCACCGGTGTCACCCCCACCACAGGCACCACTATCTCCTTGGCTATGCAGCAGATAAGAGAGCAAATAAACAATTTAAACACCCAACTTTCAACGCGCACGGAAACCGGACCAGAATTAGAGGCGTTAAAGCGACAAGCGTATGCAGAATTCTTAGCGTTTGCTTTAGATAACGATGGGGTTAATTTTACCAAACAAGATTTCGCTGATGCCTTGAGCATAAGTGTAGAGAAAGCGGAACGCGATTATTACAATTTTGATTTCACCGATGTTGAGCCGTTAGGTTTAACGTATACCGATGAAGTTGCCAAAGCGGGGGCGACTTCCACCTCAAACGGTCTTGGTATATACGGGGAAAGCACTCTTCCGGAAGGGATGAAGCGTAGCTGGACACCAACCGCAATCACCGCTGAAGACGTATCGGTTCCAACCTCCTATGGCCTTATGGATGCGGCCACTTTAGAAAAATATTTACCTTCGGATATGACACGAAGGGTTAACGAAGTCACACAGGGAACTCCTGCTTACTCGGCGGGAAGCACGTTGCCCGCCGGGCTTTTTGACGCTATTAATTTTCCAGAACAGACCATTAACCGTGGTGTTCCGGTAGTTACTAAAGGAATCGATGCCCAAGGGAATCCGACCACGGCTATTACAATGGGTAATGCGGCAGCGACACCTTCTGGCGCGAACATAGGACAACTAGACATTTCTACCTTGTTGCCCAGCACCGGCATGGGGATCAATGCCGACGGCTCTGGGACCGCGACGGTAGGAACGTTAGACACTACGGGTAACATTATAGGATCAAGTGCAGACACGTTAAATATGTTCGACACCGGCATGGGCAATACTAGTACGATAGACCCCAATTTCATTGGGCTTTCCGGCACTGGCGGTACAACTGGCGGTACAACTGGCGGTACAACTGGCGGCAATGTTACTGGCGGCAATGTTACTGGCGGCAATGTTACTGGCGGCAATGTTACTACCGTAGTACCTCCCGTGGTAGTACCTCCCGTGGTAGTACCTCCTGCTCTCTCACAAGCTCAAGTTATACAAAATTTATTTAATACCTCGCAGACCAAAGACATTGCCGCCCAGAGGATTGGGGACTATGCCGCGTCGGTAGGTGGGATTACCGCCGAAAACATTGCAGCGGCGGTAACGCCTATCCTTTCTGGGCAGATGGAATCTCCCAATACGTTTGGAATGGCCCCTGTAGGCGCAGATGGTACCGAACAAGTGATGCAAGCCGTCCAAGATTTTGGTTACGGTCAGCTTACAGGTGGACCCGATGTCGCTTCCTTTATCACAGAGAACCCCATGATTGCTTCGACGGCACAGCCGGTAGAACTGTCTCCCGCCGAACAACTAGCAGAAAATAATGCAAGACTGCAATATTTAACCACGCAAGATGCTGCCATAGGCACCGGCGCATACACCGAACAAGAGGCCGCGATGCGTGGGCTGGACTTTGCGAAACGTCAGGGCATGACCTTGGACCAAGCAGGTGCAGGCTTTGGCTTGGACGAAGCAGGTGTAAGAGCAAGAGCGGACGAATTGGGTATAAACCTTGCGTCGTTAGGCTTTAACCAAGGTGGTTCCGTAAATTCACAAGACAGAAGCCCTGTTGAGCTACGGCAAGATGCTGTTGGCTCACGGCTCATGCGACAGACCGGATTAGCCAGCTTACAAGGAGCTACAATGAGTCCCGAGATTTCAAGTACACTTGATCGCATCATGGCTAGGAGCAAGTAGAGCATGGCTAACGGCAATGGCGAAGGCATCACTCCTATGGTTGAAAGATCAGTTGGTGTTGAGATTATGGAGGACGTTGAGGTAGGCGCTCCAAACACCAATGGTTTAGGTGAAGACGCCTTGATCGAGATAGAGATTACCGAGTCTGACGATGGCGGTGCTATCGTAGATTTTGATCCTCAAGAAAACGAGGAGTTTATGGATGAGGATGGCGATTTCGACAGGAACCTTGCCGAAGACATAGATGACGGTGTTTTGGGAACCTTATCTGCTGATCTACAAGGGCAGTACGAAGGTAATCGCGAGACACGTAAAGAGTGGGAAGACACGTATTCAAAGGGTTTAGCGTTACTTGGCTTCAACTACGAAGACAGAACACAGCCTTTTCGTGGTGCAACGGGCGTTACGCATCCTTTGTTGGCAGAAGCCGCTACTCAGTTCCAAGCACAAGCCTACAACGAGCTATTACCCCCCGATGGTCCTGTTCGGACCGTGGTTATGGGTGCGTTAACCAAAGAAAAAGAGCAACAGGCCAAGCGTGTTAAAGAATTTATGAACTATTACATCACCGATGTAATGGAAGAGTACACGCCAGAGTTTGATCAGATGTTGTTTTATCTCCCCTTGGCAGGCTCTACGTTTAAGAAGGTGTATTACGATGCTGGGTTAGACCGTCCTGTCAGTACTTTTGTACCGGCGGAGAACCTTGTGGTTCCTTATGAGACAACTAGCCTAGAAACGTGCCCAATTATCACTCATGTGGTACCTATTTCGGCTAATGACCTGCGAAAGCAGCAAGTAGCGGGGTTTTATCGTGATGTTGAGCTAGAGCCTCAACAGTCCAATCAAAGCGAAATAAGGAACGAAATAGACCGAATAGACGGCACAGACCCGTCGGCCACGGTTAATTATGACGTAACCTTGCTTGAATTCCACGTAGAACTAGACTTGGAAGGCTTTGAGGACCGTGATGACGAGGACGAAGAGACAGGTATTAAGCTGCCGTACATAGTTACGATCAGCGAAGAGAAGGGTACCGTTTTAAGTATTCGCAGAAACTACCTAGAAGACGATCCTAACAAGAAGAAGATACCTTATTTTGTACACTACAAGTTTCTGCCGGGATTTGGGTTTTATGGTTTAGGTTTGATCCACACTATTGGTGGGTTGTCGCGTACAGCTACGGCGGCATTGAGGCAATTGATTGATGCGGGTACGTTGTCTAACTTGCCAGCGGGATTCAAGGCCCGTGGCCTACGGATCAGGGATGATGCAGACCCGTTACAGCCCGGTGAGTTTAGGGATGTGGACGCGCCCGGTGGTGCAATACGGGACAGCTTGATGCCTTTGCCGTTCAAAGGCCCAGACCAGACCTTGTTTCAGTTATTAAGTTTTGTGGTAGATGCTGGTCAAAGGTTTGCTACGATTACTGATTTAAAAGTAGGTGATGGCAATCAGGGTGCAGCGGTTGGCACTACGGTTGCGATGCTTGAGCAAGGCTCAAGAGTGATGAGTGCTGTACACAAGCGTCTTCACTTTGCTATGCGAAAGGAATTTAAGATACTGGCTAGGGTTATGCACGAGTTTCTCCCGCAGGAGTATCCGTACACGGTGGCGGGCGGCGAACAAACGGTAATGGCTCAAGATTTTGACGACAGGCTTGACGTAGTTCCTGTCTCCAATCCCAACATTTTCTCACAGGCCCAACGAATTGCGTTAGCGCAGTCGCAGTTAGAGCTTGCCATGCAAGCACCTGAGTTGCACAACAAGCAAGAAGCTTTTCGTAGGATGTACGAAGCGTTAGGTGTGCGAGATATTGACAGTATTCTTAAAGCACCCGAGGTTGCAGAAGCTCTTCCCAAAGACCCCGCACAGGAAAACGTGGATTCTATGGAGGACACGCAGTTATTGGCGTTTGAGGGTCAGGATCACGAAGCGCATATAATGGCTCATTTGACCTTTATGGCCGGTGGTATGGTGCAGCAAATGCCGAACGTCATAGTGGGCTTGCAAAAGCACGTTCTGGAACACGTAAAGCTTAAATCGAGAGAGCAAGCGGCTATTCAGTTTGTTCAGCTAAACCAAGGACAGCCTGCAAGCGAAGATCAACTGTTGCAGGTAGAATCTTTGGTGGCGC